ATCCCAAGTTGTGAATTTGTTAGGAGACGTCACATGGGTGTTCCACACCAGTCGCGCCTCCGACTTGACCGCCACGGCGGCAGCGATCTTATCATTGAGGGTCTTGCCGCTGAGGGTGCCGTCCTCGTCCACGTCCAGATAGTCGCCCACCTTCACGCCGCCCAGCTGGTCCGCCGCAGCGGGCGGCAGGCTGTACGGCGTGCCGAACTTGGCGTCGGCCTCTTTCTGGCTGTACACCTCCGTTTTCGAGTAGGTCTCCGCGCGGCTGTACACCTCCGTCTTTGCGTAGGTCTCGTTCTTGCCGTAGGCTCCCACATCCTCCGCCGTCAGGGCTGTGTCCTTTCCGGTTCCTCCGTGTTCCACGCCCAGCACGCCGGTCATCACATCCAGTGCCGTGGTGTCCTTGGTCTGCAGCGTCCGTGTGCTGCCGTCGCCCATGGTCAGGGTCATCACCTGCCCGTTCAGCTCGATGCGCTCCACATAGTCCGCACTGCCCGCTTCCAGCGCACCCACGTCCGCCGCCGTCAGGGTCACCACACCGCCCTGGCCGTTCACGCTCTTCACCGGCCCGTCCGCCGGTGCCGTTTTCTCCGCCCGATCGGCTGCCGCCTCGGCCCGGGCTGCGCCGCTTTCTGCCGCTTTCTGTGCCGCCCCGGCCTGTCCGGCCGCCGTCACCGTTTCTGTCCGTGCCGCCTCGGCTCTCTTCGCATCCTTCGCGGCCGCACCTGCGCTGTTCCGCGCTTCCTGCGCGCTGGTCGCCGCACTGTTCGAGTACGCCAGCACCCGCGCCACAAAGGTCTCGTACTGCGTCGGGCTGATCTCCGCGTCGCCGTCGGTGGCAAGCGTCTCGTAGCAGTCGTATTTTGCCGGCCGTGTCAGCGCCCGGAATCCGTCCTCGCCCAGGGCCAGCAGCATCCAGCTGCCGCAGCTCGACGCGGTAAACTCCTTGCCCACCGCACAGCTGTGCGCTTCGTCCAGCAAAATGGGGGCAGGCAGGGTGCCGTCCTGCCGCTGGATGTGCAGCGTCACGCTCTTGCCCTGCCAGCTCTCCGGCAGGGTAAATTCCAGCCGCTCTACGTTCGCGCTGCTCTGCCCGCCCAGGTGCAGCACCTTCATCTCCGGGGCAAACTCCACCCCACCGAATCGCTTTTCCACGATCCTTACCTGCATGGTCTTTTCCTCCTTCCGTTTTTTTCCCAGTCTACCCTCCCGCTGCCCCGCAAAAAACCGTGTACTTTTATAAAAGCACCCCGGCAGGTCTTGCCCGCCGGGGTGCTTTCTATTGGTGACAAAGCGTCACCGGATGGCTGCCACTTGGTTGGCACTTGGTTGGCATCTGGTCGTCACCGCAGCAGTGCATACGGGTCCTCTTCCGGTTCCGCCTGTGTTGCCTTCTCCGCCGCTTTTTCCCACTGCGCAAAGGTCTTTTCCGTGTACAGGGCGTTTCCGTCCGTGTCGGTCAGGGCCAGCAGCACGTCGGCCAGCTGCTGCTTGTCCGCATCGCTGCCCGCCAGATACTCCGGCTTTGCCAGCTCGGTCAGCTTGCTCTTCACGCTGCTCGGCGTCCGTCCGGCCTTCATCAGCCGGTCGTACTCGGCCTGCACGTCCTGCGCCTTCCGGCTGTCCACCGCCTCGCCCAGGTCCGCGTACATGTCGCCCGCGTCGCCCTTCAGCATCTCGGTCTCCAGTGCATTCACGGCCCCGGTCACGCAGTCGATCACGGCTTCCCGCTTCGGCGCGTCCTCCTTCACATTCTTCCGGATGCCCAGCACGTCGTACAGCGCTTCGATGGTCTCCGTCTCCAGCCGGTACCGCTCGGCTTCGTTCCCTTCCATCTGTGCCTTTGCCGCCGCCCGGGTGTCGGCGTCGTACTTCTTCAGCCGGGTCTTCAGCTGCTTGTAGATCTCGCCCTCCTTGCCCATGGCCACCAGTTTCTCCACCGCCGCCTGTGCCTCGTCCGCGTCGCCGCTGGCATAGGCATTGTACAGCCGGTCATACTGCCCGGTCGCGCTCTCCGGCAGGCTGTTGAAGCTAAATTTTCCGCCCTGCGCCACGTTCTGCGCATCGTCCCAGTACCCGCGCACTGCGTCCACCATCTTCCGGCCGTTGCCGTAGGGCACCCCCACGATCTCAAAGCCGTTTTCGATCAGGGCCATGCCCTTCTCCATCAGCTTCTTGTGGTGCTTTTCCAGCTCCGCCTCGTCCATCTCGCTGGTGTCCTTCTTCAGCTCCGCCGTAAACTTCACCACATCCGACGCCATGTCGTTTACCGCGCTGATGTTCGTGGCGCTGATCACGTCATAATCCTTGCCCTGGATGGCATTGTCGATCAGGCTGTACAGCTCGCTGCCAAACAGGAAGTTTCCCATCGTGCTCTCGGTGGACAGCGAGAAAAAGCGGCTCACCATGCTCTTCAGGGTCACGTCGCCGTTCTCGTCCTGCTCCCGGTCCCACCGGTGCAGCAGGAAGTCCGCGCCGATCTTCATCATGGCAAACACCGCCACCTGCGCCGCCTGGCTCAGGATGGCCCGGTCCCGCTGCTTTGTCGCCCGCTGCAGCTCTGCCTTGTTCGCGTCGCTGGCGTCCGCCTTGTACCGCGCCGCCTGCGCTTTCCAGTCGCCCACCGCGTCGATCAGGATGCCCGCATTCTGGAAGCGCTGGGTCGTGAACATCGTAAAGGTCTTTACCATCTCGTCCGGGTTGCGCTGGATGCCTGCCCGCTGCATCACGGTGTAGTTCGGCTGGGTCTGCTCGATCACCTTCTGGTAGGTGCGGTTCACCGCCTCCCAGTATGCCGGGCTTCCGGTCTCTCCCGCTCCCTCGAATTCCGCCGCGTGGTTCTTCACATAGGCTTTGCTGCCCTCCCACAGGGCCGCCACCGTGATCTCGTCCATGCCGTTGATCCACCCGGTCAGCCATCCGGGCACCTTGTCCATGCCCTTCTGCACCAGCGTCTCCCGCTTTCCGATGCTCTGCAGCTCGCCTTTTCCGGTCCCACGCTGCCGCCACTGCAAAAGCACGTCCCCGTGCTGGGCAATTTCTGCTTCCAGCGCTGCCTTCTGCTTCGGCGACAGGTTTTTCACAAATGGCATCACCGACGCCATGGTGTCCCCGCCCAGCACGGCCGCCGCCGTCGGCAGGCTCGCCGCCTGTGCAATGGCCACGCCCGGATTCAGGGTCAGCACCGCCCCCGCGTAGTTGCCCCGCAGCTTGCTCAGCATCCGGCTCACGCCGTTGGAGCGGTGCCGCTGGGTGGTCTGCAGGTCGGTCAGCAGATCGTCCAGGTAGCTCACGACCTTCGTGCCCCACTGCTCCTTGATCACGCCGTTTTTCAGGGTCTTCACGCCGTCCCGGGTCTCCACCCCTGCGTTCAGGATCTTCTGCACGTCCCGGATGGGCGCCGCCAGTCCCGCATAGGCTGCCGTGTCCCGCAGGCTGCGCTGCACCACGCTTGAGCACTCTTCCAAAAGGATGGGCTTGCTGCTCTTCACACGGTTCTTCAAAAAGCCCCGGCCTTCGATGGTCGCGTCCAGCTTCACACCGTCGATCTCGGTCGCCAGTGCAGCCTTGTCCACCGCAATGGGGTAGTAGTTCTGCACGGTGGCCCGCTTGTAGCCCACCAGCTGCAGGCTCGTTTCATTGATCAGCTTCGTGGTGTAGTGGTTGAAGAACTCCTTCATGTCCGCGCACCACGCCCGGTCGTAGTCGGTCATGGCCGCTTCCAGCGTGTTCAGGATGGTGTCCGCCATGGCTTCCCCGTGTCCGTCGCTCAGCATGCCCAGCTGCACCAGCTGTCCCTTCTGGTAGGCCTGCTCCACGTCGCCCTTGCTGTACAGCTGCGCATCCGGCACCACCATGCCGCCGGTCATCAGGTGCTCCCGGCTGTCCTTGTTCTGCAGGTGCATGTACAAACTGCACAGCTGCGCATGGGTCAGCGGCACCGCGTTGTGGTCCGTGTCTCTCAGGCCCACGTCCACAAGGTCCGCACCCGGCCCGGCAAAGGCCTGCGCTTCCTTGGCGTGCTTTGCGCCCGTCACGTCCGCAAACAGCTTCTCGCCCTCGATGGTGATCTTCGTCTGCCGGTACTGGCCGTCGTTCAGCATCTGCCCGATCTTCTCCATCTGGCCGCCGTTCTTGTAGCCGCCCAGCATCCGCAGCACCCGCTCGGCCCCCAGCATGTCCAGGTTGTACTTGGTCAGCAGGTTCTGCAGCCCGTCCAGCGCCCCGCCGGGGTGGTTGCCCTTGCTCAGTGTCACCTCATAGGCTGCCTCGTCCGCGATCTTGCTCACCTCTTCGGCCTTCGCAAGGCTCACGGTCTTGTTCTCGTTCCGGATCACATGCAGCGTCGCGCTGGTGATGGCCTTCAGCATCCGCATCTGGTCCACCGTCATGGGCAGGTAGGTGCGGCTCTCGGTCTCCCGGATCCGCTTACGCAGCCGCTCCTGCAAGGCCAGTGCCTTCTCGCTGTAGGGCAGCGCCTCGGCTTCCGCCAGCTTTGCCTGTAAGTCGGCCAGCTTTGCATCCTTCCACGCCGTCAGGTCGGTCTGTAGCATCGTGATCAGCTTCGGCACCCCGGTCTGCTCCCACTCGGTGGTCATGGCCGTGGGGCTGCCCTCGCTGCCCATGCTCGCCTGGATGCTGTTCTGCAGCCGCGTCAGCTGGGCCACGGCCTTGTCGTTCAGCACGGTCATGTCGGCGATCTTTGCCACCTCCGCCGCCTGCACGATCAGCCGCCGGCTCACATACTTGCCCTTGCTCGGCCGCAGCACCATCTGGTTCAGCGCCGCCGCATCCTGCCGGATGCCCCGCTTCAGCTCGTCCATCTTCCGGCCGTCCCGCGCTTTCTGCACCCGCTTCTCGGCCACCCGCTTCGCAATGGCGATCTCCTCATCCCGCTGCTGGCGTGCCACCTCGGCGGCCAGTGCGTTCCGCTGCGCCTGCTTCTGCTGCCAGGCCTCGGCCTTCCGCTGGTTCTCTTCCTCCCATTCCATGATCTCGTTTTCCTGCACGATCAGGCTGTACTCGGCCTTGTCCGCACGCCGCTGCTCGTCCCGCACCTGCCGGGCAAGGTCGGCGTTCTCGCCCCGCAGCTGCCGCACCTCCAGCCTTGCCTCGTCCCGCATCTGCTGCAGTTCGGTCCGCATCCGCTTGCGTTCGGCTTTCCATTCCCGCTCGTAGGTCTCCCGCAGCACGGTCAGCTTCTCGTTCAGGTCGCCCACGTTGCTCACGTCCACGCCCAGCAGTTCCAGGTTCGCGTCCAGCTGCTTTTCCGCTTTCGCGTTCCTCTTCTGCAGCTCGCTCACCTGCTGCACCTCGGCGTTCCGGCCCGCTGTGCGCTGGTTCTCGGCCAGCCGCCGGTTGAATTCCCGGCTCTGCACCTTCTGCACGCCCCGCAGGCTTTTTTCCACCTCGGCCGCCCGCGCCGCGTCTCCGGCAGCCGCCTTCGCCGCTTCCAGGTTGTGCCGCTGGATGCCCTCAAAAATGGCCTCGGCATCGGTCAGCTGGGGCAGCTGCATGATGTCCCCGATGATCCTGCCCGCCAGCTCCACGCGGGCATCCTCATACTCGGCCTTATCCGCAAAGCGGCTCATGGTCTTCGGCTTGATGGCGTCGTGCAGGTTCATCAGCACGTCCAGCCACTCGGTGCTCTCGAAGCTCTGACTGCCCGCCACACCGGCCTGCTCTGCGGCCTGCTTCCACAGCGCCTTGGCTCCGTCGGTCACGCCGCCCACGGCGCGGTCATCGTTCACAAGGCTCTCATACTGCTCCGCCGGGTTGCCGTCCCGCACGCCTTCGGCCTGCCGCAGGGTCACGCCGTGGCGCCGTGCCTCGGCCACCGCCTCGCTCCAGCTGCCGTACCGCTTCACAAGCTCGGCCTTCGCCTGTCCATCCCGGTTCACGGTGTACTCCAGCTTGTGCAGCTCCGGGTACTCGTCCCACAGTTCGCTGTTCCGGTAGGTTGCCCCGTCCTGGATCTCCCCCGCCAGCGTCTCGGCCAGCGCTTCGGCCTTGTTCATGTCCGCGCCGTCGGCTTTCAGGTAGTTCACCAGCACTTCGGTCTCCTGCGCCAGCTTCGCCCGGTCGGCCTTGCTGCCGTTGGCTTTCAGCCAGCGCCCGGCCAGCTCGTCCACCGCGCTCCGGCTCACGTTCACGCCCCGTGTCAGCCCAAAAAACTGGCTCAGGGTGTCCAGCGCCGCCGCCTTCTCCGCGATCACCCGGCTTGCCTGCTGCTGCTCGTTTCGCTTCGCGTCCCTGTCTGCCTGCTCCGCGATCTGGAAACGCACATCCGGCACACGGTTCAGCACAGCGGTACGCTGGGCATCGTCTCCGGCCTTGTACAGCTCCACCTTCACGCCCTTCTGCTTCAGCTCGTCGATCAGGCTCCGGCTTATGTTGTCCGGCAGGATTGCCGCCCGCACCTCGTCAAAGCCCACGGCACGCTGGGGCTTTGCTTCAAAGTACCCGGTCGGGATCTTTGCCACGTCGTTGTACAGCTTCAGGATCCGCTGCGCCGTGTCCTTGCCGATGATGTACCCTTCCTTCGCAAACACCTTGCCGATGGTCGCCGCCGTCCGCTTGCCCTGCGCCGCCTGCATCAGGATATTACCAATAGCTTCCTGTTCTTCAAAGCTGTTGTCCGCGTGCGCTGCCGTCTCGCTGCGGATGCGCTTCACCACTTCTGCGATCGCGCCGTCCGCTTCTTCCAGCAGCTTGTTGTATGTTTCCTCCGGCATCTGCTGCAGTCTGCCCTTGTCCGCCCGCACTTCGTCCAGCGTCCCATACTCCGTCGTGGCCGTGCTCATCAGCCCCTTGGCCGATACACCCAGCGCGCCCTGTCCTCGCGCCTCCTGCTGCTGGTTCATGGCCTGCACAAGGTTTTCCAGCGTGTATTTGTAATGCAGCTGCGCAAAGCTGCGCCGGTTGCCGGTTTTGGTATAGGGGTCTTTCCCGTTGTAAATGCCTTTTTCGCCCAGCACCTTTTCCATCTTCGGCAGCAGCCACTGTTCCACATCCGCATCCGGCGCTTTCTTCCGCAGTTCCTGCTGCATGGCTTCCGTGTCCTGCACCATCGTTGCCTCAGTGTTTTCTGCCGTTGCATATTCATAGGCGTTCATCAGCCGCGCCCGTACCATCGGTGCAATCAGCTTATCAGCTTTTTTCTGGGCTTTTTCTTCACTCCACTTCAGTTCCTCCATAGCCCATTCTTTTTCTGCCTGCCGTACTTTTTCCAATACAGCATTCACACCGTCATGATTTCCGTTTGCTTCATCTGTTTCCACGGTCTCAATGAGCTTTTCTTTTCCGCCCAGCGCTTCCATAATTTTTTCATACCGGTTCACCTGCGATTCCGTGTACTGGCTTTCCTGCTTCATCACCTTCTGCACAGTCTCGCCCTTGTCGGCCAGATATGCGGCTTTCACGCTGTCATCCTGCGCCAGCTGTCCAGCCAGTTGCTGCGGGCTTTTGTCCGATGCTTCCATATCCATCCGCCCGGTCAGCAGGTTGCTCCGCGCAAAGGCGCCCTCTGCCGTCTGGCGGGAAAGCTGCGCCAGTTCCCGGTTCAGCTCCCAAACCTTGCCCGCATCCACCTTGTACTCCACGCCCGGCCGTGTCGGCGTCCACGCATCTGAGCCGTAGATCTTGTTCACGCTGTTCGCCATGGGGTCGATAGTCTCGCTGCCGAATACCAGCGAGATGGGGCCGTACATGCTGTGTCCTTCCTGCGCCTTCACCACCGCAATGGACGGCGACGGCATTCCGCCCAGTTCCAGCGCTTCCTGCAGGTTCTGTTCGGTCAGGTTGTGCACCGCCACAAGGTCTTTCTGGCTGTCCACTTCCACCGGCGCCGCCAGCTGGAAACGGATATTTTTCTTTACAGGTGCGTCACTTTCCTTGCTTTCAGCATTTTTCTGTGCTATACTGGACTTAGCAGGAAAGCCCGGGCGTTCAGTGCCCTCCTCGGTTTTGAGAACCGTGTCAGCGCTTTCCTGCTTTTGTTTTATCTGCCCGTTGTCATCAAGGACCAGAAGATTACCATCCGTTCCGCAAACCTCGTGCACATAGAATTTGTTTCCCTGCTTTGTGTTTCCATACGCGTTTACGATCACAGCCTCATAGATTTCCGTCCCGCCGATCGTGACCGGTGCTGCAAACACATAAGTATTACATCCTCTTCCTTTCCAATTTTCAGCATATCCGATTTGCTTACCGTTTTGAATCACCTCTGGCACAGCAGCGATGGCGCTTTGTTTCACTGGGCCATTTCCATGTCGTACAGTTGCCTTTGCGCCTTTCTTTCCAAGTTCGACTGTTCCAAATCCGGTACGTTCAACTTTTCCACCGATACTTTCAAAATATTTAAAAATGTTATCTGTATTTTCTTTTGGCGTCTCTCCATACGCAACTTCTTTTCCTGTAATTTGCGCAACAGGCTCCATTTTTTCAAGCTGGTCAAGATTATCGTTCAACTGTTCTTCTAGTGTTCCTTCTCCTTCCTGCAGCTGGAACTTCACCTTCTTCGCCGCCCCCTTGTTTTCAAGGGCCGCGGCGTTTTCTTTTGCCGCCCGCAGCTTCTCCATGGCCTTCTCTGCATGGGCAAAGTACTCGTCCTGCAGGGCCCGCTTCTCGGCTTCCGCCAGCCGCTGCGCTTTCAGGGCTGCCCGGTTCTCCGGGTCCTTCGCCAGCACTTCCTTTGCCCGGCTCACGATGTCGCTCAAAAGGTCCTTCACCGCGTTCATCACCTTGCGGATGGTCCCCTCCCGGCCTGCGTTCTTCTCCGCCTGCCCGCGCTGGAACTCCACCCACCGCTTGAAGCTCTCCTCGCTGTCAAAGATGCCGCGCCACGCATCGGCCACCATTTCCTCGGCCGCTTCGCCGTAGGTCAGGCCCTGCTGTGCGTAGTCGGAAAGTTTATTCCGGATCAGCTCGTCGATGTTCTCAAAGCCCTCGCTCTTGGCCAGATACTCCAGCACATGCTGCTGCACAGCCTTTGCGCCCTCAGTGTCCAAAGCGTTATACCAGTGCCAGTCCTCGTGCAGCACGGTGCCGAACACGTCTCCCGCGCTGTCTGCAAAAAAGATTTGTCCGGCAGCCGTGTCCACATAGGCCTTCACCCGCTCATCGCCTTCCAGCACTGCCTTCAGCACCGCATCGGTGTCGGTCGCCCGCGCGTTCAGCTCGATCAGCTTTGTGGCTACCTCGTCTGCCGTGCGCATGGTGCCTTTGTACAGCACCCGTCCGCTGCCGCTCACGCTCTTTGCGCTCAGCGCACCGCCCGGTGTCCCGGTCTGCACGGCCCCGGCTTCCGCTTCGCCCTTGCCCTGCAGCCACGCGATCTTCAGCGCCGCTTCTCCGCCGGGCTGTGCCAGCACATAGTCCGTGTTCACCGCAAGGCCGTTCATACCCTTCGCCAGCTCCATAGCCTTGTCAAAAGTGGTCACGTCCTCCATCTGTCCCAGCCGGTACAGGCTGGAGGCCGCCGCCGCATACCGGCTCTCGTCCGCAATGCCCGTCGGCATGTTCCGGCTCAGCGTCTGTGCCGCGCCCTCGCTCACCTTCCAGCTCAGCAGCTCCCGCTGTATGCTGTTCTTCTGCGCGCCCTCGCTGCGCACTTCCAGCCCGGCCGTCTCCCGCAGGGCTGCCGGTTCCGCCTGCTGTGCAAAGGCTCCCTCCCCGAGGGAGCTGTCGAGCGAATGCGAGACTGAGGGAGTTTCCACCGTTTCCCCGGTGTTTTCCACGCTTTTCCCGTTGACATCCCCCGCCCGCTGTGATACAGTTGTGTCGGCGGAAGTAACTGCACTTAACGTTCCGGACGTGTCTCTGGGGTCGGCAACGGCATCCATAGAGGGCTGCAGAGCTTTCGCTATTTCTTTTTCCGGTACTCCTACAGAAGATAAATATTCCGACACGATAAAGTTTCGGCTCTTCTTTGTATCACAGACGGCTTCCACAACAATGTGGGAGCCGTCTATTTTTTTCTCAAAGATCACGATGGGTGCTTTTTTGCGGTTCCCGGTATAATATCCGTCCGCTTTTCGCGTTGCCAGATACGCATTGTCAAAGTGGTTCAGCACATACGCCGCCCGCGCCACGTCCGCGCTGTTCTTCATGGTGCCGTCGGCGCTGCCATCCCCGCCTGCGTGCCGGTTGGTGATGTGTTTCACCGCGTTGGCATCCATCATCGTCACCTTGCCCACCTTGTCAAGGCCGGTCAACTGCTGCATGGCGTCCCGCATCCTGTCGCTGGTCTCGGTCACAGTGTAGGGTTCCAGATCTTCGCCCGCCCGCACCCGGTCCACGTATTCCGCAAGGCCTGGGTCAACGCTCTGTTTGTATTCCTCAATGCTGGCGTTCTGCGCCGGGGTGTGCACCGCCGGGTCATCGTTCACCGCCGTCTGCTCTGCCTTTTGTGCCGCCGTTCCCAAGGCTCCCTCCCTGAGGGAGCTGTCGCCCGTAGGCGACTGAGGGAGTTCGTCCCCCAAGGCTTCCCCCTCGGGAGAGCTGTCAGCGCCCTGCGCTGACGGAGAGGGTCCATTCCGCTGTCCGGTCTGTCCTTCCGCCTCCAGCGCCGCCCGCATCTTTCCCAGCTGCGTGCCCACGGCACCGCCCAGCGCGCCGGATGCGCCGCCCGTCAGGCCGCTCTCCAGCGCCGTCAAAAAGGTGTCTCTGTTAAACAGCTCCTGCGCCGCCTGCGCGTCGCCCAGGGCCGCGTCAATGGCCTTGTCCGCATAGGTCTCCACAAAAGCCTGCATGGCGTTGTCGATGCCGCCGGACACCGCATTCGCCACCGTCGGGTACTGCTGCGCCAGTACGCTGTTGTCTGCCACGCTGCGCACCATGTCTGCCAGCTTCCCCGCCAGCGTGTCCTTGGCGTAGTCGCTGCCCATGGTCCGGGCAAGGTCGGCAGCGCCCACGCTGTTGATGGCCCACCCCGCACCGAACTTTGCAAGGCCGCCCACCAGCGTCTTGCCCGCACTCTCGCCCTTGTCAATGCTCTGGCCCATAGCCTCCGCGCCGCCCTGGGCGCTCAGCACCGGCAGCACCAGCGCCGGGCTGATGCCCGCCACCGCAAGGTTCTCCGCCGCACTGGTCGCAATTCCCATTGCCGTCTTTGCGGTCTCGTTCATGCCCGCTGTCGCGCGTTCGGTGCGCTTTCTGCCGTAATCGTACAGCTGGTAGCCCACGCTCTCGTCCTTGTCAACGCTCTCGTTCGTCACGGTCCCGGCCACCTTCTGCCGCATGCCGGTGATCTCGCTCTGGCTGTACCCCATGGCCCGCAGCTGCTCGTCCGTGTACTGCGGCTTATAGTCCATGTCCACCGCCGTGATCATATCCTTCAGCTGCTTTGCCCGTTCATCTCCTGCAAGGCTCTTGTCCAGCGCACGTTCATTGGCGTTCGTGCTCCATGTATTCCAGATCGCCGTTCCGAGATTTTCGCCCAACTGCGGACTGAACGACGCCACCGCTCCGCCAATGCCCTTCCATGTGTCCGCCGAGCGCCGCACGGCCTTTTCCGCAGCAGGCAGTTCGTCGTACTCGGCAATGTACTGCCGCGCCTCGTCGATCTGCCACTGGCTGTACCCCTTGGCGATCAGCTCCGCGTCGGTATACGGCTTCTGGGCCTTCACGGCATTGTCGCCGGTGCTGCTGCCCAGTGCAGCAGCATCCTCCACGCCGCTCTTTCCCATCCGGATCAGGCTCACCAGCGTCCGGTGCTTCGGGTCTGCATCCATCCACCGGTTCAGCCGTGTAAAGTCGCTGAATTTGTCCTCGTCCTCCGCCTTCGCCGTGTGGTCTTTGATGGCCTGCGCCCCCTGCGCCAGCACGCCATCGCTGCCGCTGCGCCGCCGCTGTGCGGCCTTCTGGCTCTCATTTGCGCCCCGCACCACCGCCGCCGGGGTGCCGCTTTCTGTCTGCAGCCATTCCGGCTGGTTCTGCCGCTGCACCGTCGGCAGCTTTTTTCCCGTCTTGGCCGTTGCCGCCGCAGTCTTGGTGCCGTCCATCTGTGCCAGCACCCGCGTGCCAAGGCTCTGCGTTGCCGTGGTGGTGGTCTTTTTGCTGCCTGCCGTGCCGGTCGTCTTTGCGCTCGTTCCGGCCTTCACCGTGCTCAACCCCGTTGCCAGCGGAGCACCCGCCGTCACGCCCGTGCTCCCGCCGCTCTTTGCGGTGCTGGCCGCCTTTGTGTTCGTGCTGGCCTTTGCTGCCGCAGCGGCCTTTTTGCTTGCATCCTCTTTTTCCAGTGCTTCGCGCTTTCTGCGCACCTCGTCTACGCTCCAGCCCATTTTCTTCTCCTTTTTACCATCCCATCACGTTGGACACCCGGCTGATCACATCATCGCCGAACCCCAGCCGGATCAGGTATTCCGAAATTTCGTCCGCGCTCTTTCCCTGGTTCGTCATACTCTGCGCCTTGTCGAGTGCTGTGTCAAAGCTGTTTCCATTGGTGCCGTCCACCGGCTTCACCGTGCCAAACACCGCCGGGCGCTGTAATACGCCCGCCAGCTTGCTTCCGGTGCTCCCGCTCCGGGCCGCCGTCCCGCTGCCGCTGCCTGTTCCCAGTGCGCTGTTCACGTCCACGCCTGCCCGCTGCAGCTCGTTCATGATCACGCTGTACATCGGGTTGCTCGTTTCCATTCCCGCCGCTTCTTTCAGCAGGCTGGTCACGTTGCTGCTGGAGTAGTTCAGTCCGCTGTTTCCGCTTCCGGTGCTTCGGCCCGTTCCGCCGCTTCTGCCGGTGGTCTTGTACCGGTTCTGCAGTGCCAGCTGTCCGCCCAGATAGTTCAGGTTGCTCTGGTTCACCCGGTTTGCAATGGTGCTGTAGTCGTCCATGCTGTCCGTTCCATACCCCACCGCCTTCGCAATGGTCTGCCCCAGTTTGTCGTTGCCCGATGCCGTAATGTCGCCCGCCTTGATCAGGTAATCCAGATTGTCCTTGTCCGTCTGCGACAGGCCGGACCAGTTCTTGAGCACATCGTAGCTCAGCCCGTAAGGCTGCAGATACTGTGTGATCATCTCCTCCGGCGCACCCTGCTGCAGCATGTTGAATCCCTCAAGCAGTGCCGCATTCTGCTGCACCGTCAGGTCACTCACGCCCTGCAGGTTGTCAAACATGTTTTCGTCCATTCGGTACATTCGCAGGATTGCTTTTGCACCGTCCACGTTGCCGTTCCGGTACTCTTCCTTCGCCTGTGTAATGGCATTTGCCTTCTGCTGGCTGTAACCCATGTAGGCATCATAGGCCTTGCCCACATCGCTGCCTACATTCTTGATCACGTTCCACACGTTGTTCAAAAAGTCGCTGTTCTCCTGCCGGGCCTGCTGGGTGCGGCCGTACCGGTAATTCCGCCAGTTCGCCGCATCCGCCACGCTGCCGTCGTACTCGCTGCGCGCAAGCCCGTCCTGCGTCAGCAGGTTGTCCAGCTGGGTGCCCCGGCCTGCAAGTTCCTGCTGCCACTGGCTCAGGGCATCCGCCCGCGCCTGGGCGTACACGTTGGCGGTCTGGCCCGTCTCCCCGGCCGCCGCCTGCTGTGCCGCGCTCTTGGCCCAGTCCGTGCCGTACCCGCCGCTAAGGCTGTTTGCCACCTGCTCGGCCGCACTGGCCCCCGCTCCTGCATTGCCAAACAGGCGGCTCAGGGCACCCCGGTAGGTGCCATTCTGGCTGTCAAAACCCAGTCCTGCGCTGTTGGCACTGTCCATGCCCGCCAGCGCGTTCTGGATCCCTTCGTCGTAGCGGTTCTCATACGCTCCCGGCATGGCCGCTTCCGCCTGTGCCTGCTGTTTCTGCTGGTCGTTCAGTCTCTTGATGGTCCCCATGCTCTACCTCCATTCTCAGATAAAGAAAAACGGCAGGATCTGCGCCGCAATGCCCAGCACGCTGAACAGCCCGTTCAGGGTGCTGCTCACGTTCTGCTGCCGCTGTGCATAGGCGTTGTTGTACTCGTTCTGCCTGTAGCTCAGGTCGTTGTACCAGTTCGACAGGTCTTTCTGGTACTTGTTGTAGTCATTCTGCTCGGCCTCCTGCAGGCCGTTCAGCTCCTGCTGCAGCCCGCTCTTTTTCGTGTTGTACTCGCTGCGGCTCTGGCTCGTCAGGCTGTCCAGCATCGTGTCCAGGTCGCTCATGGTCGCCGCATAGGCCTTCTGGCCCGCCTGGGTTCCGTAGCTGGAGCCGTACCCGCCGGTCAGTGCGCTGGCACTGGCCTGCGCGTTCTGGTTCGCCAGCTTCGCCTTCTGGGTGTACTCGCTCTTGTACTGCTGGTATGCCGTATCGGCCGCCGGGTCATAGTCGTAGCCGCCCAGATCATCCAGCTTGCCCATCACGTTGTCGATCTGGCCCTTGTACTTGCTCTGGTAGTCGGCCGGTTTCGTCTGTTCAAAGCGCTCCAGCTCGCTCCGCGCGTTGCTCAGTCTGCTCATCTTCAGCTCTCCTTTCCGCTCAGATAATCCTCGCTCATGTTCTCGCTGCTAAGGTTGGTCAGCACATAGGTCAGCTGCTCGTTCAGCTGGTACAGGTAGTTCTTCAGCGCCCGCGCGTCCGCCTCCGGCATCTGGTCGCTGAAGCTCGGCAGGCCGATGCCCGCCAGTCCCGCAATGCTTGCCATTTTCTTCTCCTTTCATCGTCTCGGCACCGCGCCGCTCACCCTTGCCCCTGCTGCATCCGCAAAGGTGAGGGCCATGCTCCGCAGCACCATCTGTCCGGTGCCTGCAAATCTCAGCCGCATGGTGTCGTGCCGCCGGGGCACAAAGGGCAGATTCACCCGCTGGTGGTCCCTCGTCACCGCACAGCTGCTCACCGTCTCCCAGTCCCCGCCGTCGTAGCTCACCGCCACGGTCAGCACCGTGTGGGCCAGGGCATCCATGCGCAGCGTGACCCGGCTGATGTACTTGTCGTCCGGCACGGCAAGGCCGATGTCTCCGGTCACGGCCTCAAATTTCAGCCCCGTCTCGTCCTCGCCGCTCACTTCCCGCTCCGGGTCGGCCGCCCACAGGGCATTGCCGTCCCACAGGTACAGCTGCTGGCCGGTGCTCACCATCCCGGTGCCCGCCGCGCTCTCCTCCTGCCACAGGCCCCGCTCGGTGTCGTACACCAGCAGCCGCCCGCTGCCCGTGTCCGTTTTTCGGTGCAGGTACAGGTAGTACCGCGCATCCAGCTGCCCGCCCACGGCCCGGTCCACCGCCGTCAGCTTCCCGGTGTCCAGCGCGCCGCTCACCTTGGCAGGCAGGCTTCCGCTCCACGCCATCACCCCGTCCGGCGACAGATAATACAGTGTCTCCGCGATCACGCACAGGCTCTTTGCCGCATTTGCCGCCACGCCCCGGCACCGCACACTGCTCATCTGGTAGTCGCTTGGCTTCGAGCCGTACAGCTTGTGGATGCAGTTTTCCTTAAAAAACAGCAGGTACCCCAGGCAGCTGGCCGCCCCGGTAAACGCGCCGTCGCTGCCCACGCTCACCGCGTAGCTGTCCGACGCAATGCCCCGGTAGCTGTACCAGTTGGTGGGGTCGCCCAGGGCACAGGCATAAATGCTGTTTTCCTCCCGGCTGCATCCCCACACCCGGTTGCCCTGCTCGGTCACAAAGTCCAGATCCGGCACCCGCCGTTCCAGCTTCACCGGCGCTGCGGCCGCTTCGTTCTCGGTCACCTTGCCGTCGGCGCTTCGCCAGCTGGTGCCGGTGGCCGTCACGGTCCAGCTGCCATAGTACCGGGTGCTGTCCTCCGGCACGGCCAGCGTCGTGATCACGTCGTCCCCGTCCAGCGTGCTGATGCTCACCTCTCCGTTCAGCCCGGCCGCCGCCGCACTGCATACGGTGCCCGGCATCCCGCTCACCGTCACGGTGTCGCCTTCCTTCAGCACGCTGCCAAGGCCCGGGCAGTGCAGCCGCAGGCTCGTCAGCAGGATCTCGCTCCACTTCTTGTTCTTCGCGCTGTACTTCAGCAGTACGCTGCCCGCGCCGTAAGGGCTCTCGGCGTCCCCCTTCAAAAACAGCTGCCCGTCTGCCGGGCTCTCCGGCTCGGTCGTGCCCACGCCGTCCGGCGTGTAGGTCCGGCCCTCGCCGTCGCAGGGGGTCACGGTCATGGTCCCTCCGCTCAGCGTCCACGCCGCCGCAAGGTCCGTCAGCTCCCCACTCACCGTGTCAAAGGCCTTCTTGTCCGGCCAGATCAGCACCTTCGTGCCCATGCCGGTCATGGCCTTCTCGTTGTCGGTCAGCGCGTTTTCCAGCACCACCGCCCCAGCCCGGCTCTCGTCGGCGTCCGGGGTGTACTCCAGCGTGGTTCCCCGGCAGATCACCAGCCCGTTCAGGTGGTACATGCCGTTCACGTCCTGTACCTCCCGCACTTTTTTGCGGGTCGCCCGCGTCTGCAAAGCCGGGTACCCCCGGCCGGAAAAATTCAGGCTGCTGCTCAGCTCCGCCTCGCTGCACCCGTAGGTCTCGTTCACCCCGCCAAAGGCCCGCAGCATCTGCCGCCCGCTCTGCAAAATGTTCAGGTTCCGCCCATCCGTCATCTCAGTACCTCCACTGCACACCGCCCGCCGGGGCATAGCGCCTGCGCATCCATGCGGCAAACTCCTGCACATAGTCGCTGTACAGCTGCATCTCGTTGGCCGCCCGTGCCACCTCGCCCAGGGCAAGGTCCATCTGCGCACACAGCCAATGCACATACAGGGGTGCAAACTGCTCCGGGGCCAGCAGCTCGGTGTCGTAGGCAAGGCCGCCTTCGGCCCATGCCGTGTCCGCGCCCACGTCGTCAAAGTCCACCGTCTCGCTGCGCTCCACCACGCTCCCGCGCAGGCGGCTGTCGCACTGCCGCAGCCAGTTCTGTTTCAGACTGTCCGAAAATTCATTGTTCGGACGCATCTCGTCGGCCTGCTCCATGGCCTGTCCCGCCGTCATCTCGTCATCTTCTCCTTCCAAATCAAAAGGCCCCGGCACAGCCATGTGCCGCTGTACCGGGGTCCTCTGTCTCTTTTGTTACACGCGCTGTGCCTGCTGTACGGCTGCCGCCTCTGCTTCGGCAATGCGGGCCATGGCCGCGTTGTCCATCTCTTCGCTGTGGCGCAGCACCTCGGCCACCGCCTTCGGCACCTCCACGTCCACGCCGCGCTGGATCAGGTAGGTCTCGCCGTTCACGCCCACAAACACAGGCGCCTTATAGCGCTGGCTGTCTTTAAACAGGTGGATCACCTCGGTGTCCTTCTCCTGGGTGTCCATCGTGTCCTTCTTTGCGGCCTCGGTGTCCTGCACGGCCGTCTCAGTCTTTTTTACTGCCATCGTCGTACCTCCTTGATTTTCTTAGTTTGCCAGTGCCTTGGCGCTGTAGCGTGCGCTGCAGCTCTCAATGCGCACCATGTACTGCTCGCTCAGGCGCTCTGCGGTCTTCACGGCCTTCCAGCCCACGGACGCGCGCTGGTTCAGCGGGTCATCACCGTAGCCCAGCTGCTTCACGATGTGCTGCATGCCACCGCCCTCCAGCTCGGTGGTGGCGTAGGCGTGGGCACCCAGCACCAGGGTGCTGAACACCGCCAGGCCGCTCGGGCAGCCGGTGCCCTTCCAGATCTTTGCTTCGCTCGACACCACAAAGCGCACGTTGTTGATCTTGCCGATCTCGCCGTTGAAGATCTCTTCCGGGGCCGCGTACTTGTGCGCCTCGATCCAGTTCGGGTCCTTGCGGATGTCATAGCTGGTGTACGGGTGCACGATGGCCACATAGCTGTCACCGATGGGGTCTGCGTTCTGGGCCTGCAGCATGGCCACCGCCTGGTCGATCAGGTCCACGGTCAGCTGTGCGGTGGCGTCCAGCGTTGCGCGGCTGGTCACGGCAGTCTCCACACCGTCCGCCACCTTGGGCGCGTAAATCACGTTCGTGCCGCCGTTCAGGATGTCGCGCACCACGGTGTCCATGGTGCGGCCGCCCTGGCTGGCCAGAATGTTGGTGGCCTGCACCACGTTGTTGTCAATGGCGGTCAGGTCCAGCATGTCGGTCAGGGCCACCCAGCCGCCGTACTGGTGCACCTCGGCGGTGATGGTGGTCACGTTCAGGGTCTGGCCGGTCGGGGTCACGCCTTCGGTCAGCGGGGTGGTGGCCTTCGGCAGGCTGTCGTACCGGCGGAACTCAATGGTCTTGCCGTTGTTCGCCGGGATCGGGTAGCTGTCGCCGAACTGGTCATGCACCAGCGCAGGCTCTGCCAGATCCAGCAGGGTCTTTTCGTAGTAGGTCTTCATCTCGGCGGTCATGCCGCCGGATGCGGTGGTATTCTGCAGCTGTGCGCTTGCATCCGCAAACATCTGCAGATCCAGTCTCTTTTTGCTCATCTGTTTGTCCTCCTTCAAGGTTTTTTATCTTCTCACGCCCTCTGCGTGGGAAATCTCTCACAGCACGATGCGCTCTCCGCGCCGTGCCCGCTTTGCCAGCTCGGCCCGCTGCTTGGCGGTCATGTGCGCCACGTCCACCTTCATCTCGGCCGCGCCGCCGGGGTGCGCCCCGTTCTCGGCCGGCCGCTGTGCCCTCTGCTGGATCCGCGCCGTCACGCCCTGCTCCACCTGCTGGGCCGTGCGTGCCGTGCTTGCCTCCATCAGCTGGTCAAAGTAGGCGGCCCGGTACGCCGCTTCCAGCCCGATGCCGCGCCGGATCATGTCCGCCACGCTGGGGTTGTTCAGCACCTCGTCCAGCTCAAACGCCGGGTACTTCACCTTCAGCTGCGCCGCTTCCGCTTCCCACTGGGCCCGCACGGCGGCTGCCCGCTGCTGGTGCTCGGCCGCCTGCCGGATCTGTTCGGCCCGCTGCTTCTCGGCGTTCGCCCGCTGCAGCTCGCTTTCCATCCGGTCCATTTCCCGCGCGGTCTTTACGCTGATGCCGCGCTCCGCTGCCAGCGTCTCATAGTACTCGTCGTTCTTCACCTTCCCGTTCTTCACGGCCTCGGTCAGGGCAGCCAGGTTGTCCGCGCTCTGCACGTCGATGCCATACGCCTCGCCCAGCGCGTCCATCAGCCCCTTCACCGCCGGGTTGTCCAGCACGTTCTGCACGGCCATCTCCGACGCCCGCTGCAGTGCCTCTTCAAACTCCGCCGCATACTCGCTCTGCATCAGCTGCCCAAAGGCCTTTCGCTTTTCCGCCGGGTCCGTCGGCTTTGGCTCCTGCTCGGGCTGTCCCTGCCGCGTCTCGGGCTTCTCTTCGCCGGGTGCTTCCTCTTTACTCGGCTCCCCCTTTGGGGGAGTTCCGGCGTCCTCGCCGCCGTCGGCGGACGGTGCCGGTGCGGCCTTCGCCGCTCTGCCCGGTCGGCTGCGCTTTGCCAGCCGCTCCTGTGCGGGGCGCAGCTCCGGGGCCTGCACCGCCGGGGCCGCTTCCGCCCCATCGCCAGCAGCACCGCCGTCTCCGCCGCCTTCTGCAAACAGCTGCAGGTTCATCTTTCCGTCCACCATGTCCGGCAGCTGTGCCGGGTCCGGTGCCTTGCCGTCCGCAAACACCATGTTCACCACCAGCTCCACGTTCTCCGGGTAACTCTCGGCCAGCGCGTCCAGTCCGTCCTGTACCAGCTCCACCCATGCTTCCACCATGTCGTAGCTCTCATGGGTCGGGGTCACCTCCACGCGCATCCAGCCCTCACCGTGTGCCACAGCGCCCAGCGCCACAAGGCCTGCCCGCGCAGCCTCCTCCACCTCGTTGGCAAGGGTCTGCATCAGGCAGCTCACCGCTGCGCACACAATGTCCTGCCCGTACTTTCCCGCGCCCGCATGGCCCTTTGCCTTCACCTCGTAGCCGGTCTTGCCGTCGTTCCATACCGTGCGCATCACTGTTGCTTCGATCATCCGGTTTTCCTCCGTTCTTTTATTGCGCCGCAGCGCACATCATGCTGCCCATGGCAGCCTTATTCCTTGTTCGGGTTGTTCACATCCATGGCCCGCTTCGCCGCCTGGCTGGAAAGGCTCCCGCTTCTGTCGCCCACCACGCCGCCCAGGCTGTTCAGAGTGCTGGCCGCTGCGGTCTTTCCTCCGCTTCCGCCCCCGCTGCCTGCTGCCGCCTGCCCGGCCGCGCTGGCCGCCGCACTCACGTTGGTGCCGTTCTGCTGGTCGATGATCGCCGCCATCTTCTGCAGCTGCTGGGCCATCTGCTGCAGCTGCTGGTACAGCGTGCCGTTCTGGCTCACCCGCTCCCGCACCTTTTCGATGCCTTCAAAGTCCATCATGTCCAGCGCCGCCAGCGCCGCGTCCGCGTTCGCCGGTGCAAAAAATCCCAGCTGGTAGCACTCTTTCGCCGTCTCGTTCTGGCTAAGGCGGCTGAAGGTGCTCTTCTTTGCCGCCGTCACCGTGATGTCAAACACCGGCTCGTGGTCGCCCAGCTGCACACCGCCCACCATGCCGCCGGGCTGCGCCTGCAGTGCCGCGTTGCTAAAAGGCACATACTCCGTGCCGCCGCTTTCGCCGGTGATGCGGTACACCCGCTGCTCGTCGTAAAACTGCCGCATCAGCTCGATCACCAGGTAGCACTCTTTTGCAAATGCCCGGTATGCGCTCTTCAGCATGTCGCGGCTCAGTTTGCTGCCCGCTTCCTGCAAGGCCGCAATGGCGCTGGCCGCCGTCAGGCCGCTGGTGGTTCCGCCCTGGCTCACGTCCCGGTTGCCACTGATCTCCTTCAGTTCGCTCACCCGGTCATCCCGGTAGGTGATCAGGTTGCCCTGCAGCCCGCTCACCTGCAGCGGCCGGAAGGTGTCATCCGTCAGCCGTCCCACCACATGCACGATGTCCCTGCCAAAGTCTGCCAGCTCTTCCTCGTTCACGCCTGCCGTGTCGCTCAGCACATACCGCTGCTTCGCGGCCAGCTTCACGTTCTCGTCCATGGCGTGGTTCATCTCGTCAATGGCGGTCTGGGTGTCCTTCATCACGTCGATGTACCCAAAGCCCGCCGGGCTGTCCTCTTCCCGGAACAGCGGGTCGAACACAAAGGGGTAGTTCCCGTGGTCGTAAAAGCCCCGGTCCCTCATGGCCGGGTCGTTCTCGCTGGCATACAGCACCACGCCGTTGCAGTATTTGCAGTAGTGCAGCACCGTCTGTCCGCCGGGCAGGGCCTTTTTGTAGTACCAGTCCACCACCACGCTCTTGTCGCTGGTGTCCAGGCTGTCGTCGTGGACGTACTTTGCCACGTCCAGGCTGTGGCCGGTGTGTCCCTTGAGCTGTGGGTACTGGCTTTCCAGCTGGTCGTTGTTCGCCAGGCTCAGGCTGAACAGGTTCGGGCTGTCCTGCACGTCCTCTACGCCCGGCTCCCAGTACAGCATTAGGATGTTGATGCTCTTGATGCTGATCTCGCCCAGTCCGCCCCGCGCCGCCGGGTCCCAGAACACGCCCTTCACGCCGGTTCCGGTCTTGAGCTTGCGCCACCAGGTGTCGCTGTAGGCCGTCTCGTAGTCGCACTGCTCCAGCACCGTGGGCAGGATCTTCGACAGCACCTTGGCGGTCGCCTCGTCGTCCGCTGCGCGCGGCAGCACGTTCGGCTCCGGGTAGTTGTCCATGGCATCGGCGTGCTTGTTGGCAATGCTGTTGAACAGCCACCCGCTGGAAGGCTTCGGCTTGCCTTCCATCATCTTGTTCTGGTAGTTCTTCCAGTGTCCCATGCGGAACCACAGCTCGTTTTCGATGATGCGTTTGTCCAGTGCGGCCTTGCCCGCCTTGTACTTCTGCAGCAGGTCGTTTGCCTGCCGCACCTCGTCCTCACCGATTGCTTCCGCTTCGTCAGAGGCTTCCTCCGGCCGTGCCGGAAGCAGCTGCATGCCCATCGGCATCTGCGCAGGCTGTCCGCCCTGCATCATCCAGTCCGGCATCTGCTGGCCGCTCTCTTCCTGTGGTGGGTATCGCTCCGACAGCTGTCGCAGCAGCTCTTTCTCGTCCATCGTCATCGTCTCAAATCCTCATCACCCTTGTGGGGCTCTTGCGCACGTCCATGTCCAGCGGGTCATCCTTCAGCATCGGCACGCTCTCGGTCTTGCGCGGGCTGATGGGGTTTTCCATCAGCACATACCGGCACTCGTCGTAAATGTGGTCTTCCTGTGTGGTGTCGATGTCCTCCACGTTGCTCTCGTCGTACACCAGGTTCGGGATGGTCCGGATAAAATGCTTGCAGGTATCGAATACCTGGAACATCGGCCGGCCCTCGGCGTCAAAGGCCAGCCGGTAATGGAACTGCATCTTACCCGCCAGCCGGGTGTGGTCGCCCGGTGCCCAGAAAATATAGTTCGGGTGCTTTTCCTGCATGGCGGCAATGCTCTCGCCCTGGCTCTCGTTGAAGATCGCCGGGTCCGCCACGCCCTGGATGTGTCGGCCCCGCAGCATCGGGTCGTTTTCCTCCGCCTCTTTGATCATCCGCGCCTGCTCCACCGGGTTGACTTTCGTTCCCTCGTTGGGCGTCCCGGTGCAGCCGTACAGCTCCTTGATGCGGTACAGCCTGCCCTCTTCGTCCGCCGCGTACCATCCCACCGAAAACGGCTTTGCATAGCCAAAGTCGTACCCGCGCCAGATCTTCCAGTGCGCCGGGATGCGGAACGGCTTGATGACGTGGGTCCATCTCTGGTCCTCGTAGTGGTCCGGGTCGTTGCGCCATTCGGTGAACACCTGCCCGCTAAAGCTGTCCCAGCTGCCGTACAAAAGCGCCTGCTTCTCCGCCTCCGGCAGGCTGGCCAGGTTGTTCAAATACCCCGGGTCGTTCTTCAGCAGCGCCGGGTTGTCAAAGATGGTCGATGGGATAAAGATGCGGGTGCGCCGCAGCTTTTCCACGCTGCCGTCCGGCTTCTTCACATCCACCAGCTGCACCATCCGGGTGCCCGGTGGTGCCGGTGTGATAAACCGCGCCTTCACCCATCCGTGTCCGATGCCGCCGGGGTTTGCCGTGGCCCGGATGTACACCTGTGTGCCCGGCCCGCTCGGTCGGTTGCGGCTCATCAGGTAGCTGTACTCCTCCCATGTAAAGTGTGTCAGCTCGTCCACCCCGATGTAGTCAAACTGCTGGCCCTGGTAGTTGTACTTGTCCTGCGTGCGGAACATGCTGCCGAAATAGATCTTTGCCCCCGACGGAAACGTCCAGCAGTGTGTGCTGCTGTTGTACCGCGCCGCCGGGAATACTGGCTTGTAGTACTGCATGGTCTTGTCGATCAGCTCCCGCAGCTGTGGGAAGGTCTTGCGCAGGATCAGTGCCCTGTAGTTGGGCACGTCCACCTGCCGCAGCGCCTCGATCACCAGCGCGTCGCTCTTCCCGCCTCCGGCTGCTCCGCCGTACAGCGCCTCATCCTCGCCGCGTGCCATAAAGGCCGCCTGCCTCGGCTGTGGTCTCCATACGATGGGTCTGCCCTTAGCCCGGTCCATCCAGTATCACCTCTGCCTCGTCCTCTGTGCCTCTCGGCTCCATCAGCACCGCCGGGGCGCTCTGGCCGCTGTCCCGGTCTGTGGTGTCCTGGGGCACCAGCGCAGCCGCAGCCCCCGCCGCCGTAATCAGCACCGCCGCGACGTTCGCCGCGTCCCGGTCGGTCATCACCCGGCTGTCGTATCGCTCCAGCTGCTTTTCCAGCTCTTTCCTCTCCTCGTAGCTCAGCTGCCGGTCGTAGCTGCCCGGCGCTCCGTATGCCACAAGGCCGGTCTCCATGGTGTCCTGCAGCGTCTCGTCCTCGCTCTTTAGTTGCACCCCGATGTCGTACTGCCGCGCTTTGGCGTCCTCGTCCAGCCGCCGGTGCAGCTTTTCCCGCACCTCGGCCGCCCTCTGGTTCTCGGCCACCCGCTGCTGCAGGTAGCTCACCTGGGCCTTTGCGCCCACAGCCGCCCGCGCCGCGATCTCCCGCGCCGCCTCGACCCGCGCTGCTGCAAATACTCCGTCCGGCTTTCCGGCCTCCTCGGCCATCCAGCTGCGGATTGTGCTCTCCGGCACGCCGTACCTGCGCGCCACTGCGCAGATGGAGTTGGAGCCGATCATGGCCATCACCACTTCGGCACGCACAGCCGCCGGGTACTTTTTGCCCCGGCCCTGCTTCCCGGGCACGGTGTTTTTGCAGTATCTCCGCTTTGCCATCCCCGGTCCTCCCTCCGTGCTTTGGCTCCCAGTCTACCGTCCGGGTCCGCAATAAAAAAACCGCGCACTTTTCAGCACGCGGTTTGCTGCGTTGCAGCACAAACAGGCCGGATGCATCGCACTCAGCCTGTCCCATGCTCCTGTATGGGCATGGCTACACCAGCCCCTCCCGTGCGGCAAAAAGTCCCACCGTGCTCAACGCCTCCAGCTCCTTGCGGTAGTAGGTCGTCCGCCCGATGTGCAGCGCCTCCACCACGTCCCACTCTTTTTCTCCGGCCATGTACCGCCGCACAAGGATCCCGGCGCACACCGGGTCCGCCTCGTCATAGTAGTCCAGCGCCTTCCCGATCACCCGGCCCCAGGCCTGCGTCAGCTCGTCCGGGGTGTCTTCGGCCGCTTCCATCGCCCTGCCATATCGCCGCAGTCCTTTCCGCACGTCCTTTTTCTGCTGTTTTGTCACCCGTGCCCCGCCTTTCCGCGCGCTTTTGCGCTGATTTGCGCGCAAATTCAGCGTTTTTCCGCGTTTCGCGCGCAATATGTAAATATAATTAATTTTTTTATCTGTCAGGTGCGAACTTTCGCAAACTCCCGCCTCCGCAGGATCAGATACGCCTGCGGGTCGGTGCTCTCCCAGCCGTCTGGCCGTGGTCGGTCGGTCTCGTACAGCTGCTGCGGGTCGTAGACCATCACCTGCACCACCTCCCAGCCCGGGAAGCGCTGCTCCCACCAGGCTGCATCCTCGGCGTGCTCGCTGCACCCCTGCCGCAGCTGTCTCCGGCTCCACTTGGTGTCGGCTGCCCGCAGCACTTCCGGCAGCGTCAGGTTCCGCGTCTCCACGCACCGGCGCTCACTGTGGCCGTAGATGTACCCTACCGTGCCGTTTTTGCCATCCCCGTCTATGCCCAGGATCTTTTTCACGTCGATCCGGTCCGCGTTGCAGGTCCCCAGCGGCTCATACTCTCCCGTACCCGGCACCCGCCGCCGCCACAGTTCTTCCAGCATCTGGCGGAATTCCCTCCGCTCGGCCGCCGTCAGGCCCTTGCACTCGGCAAAGCCGTGCATGTGCAGCTTCCCTTTCTCTCCGTTCCGCACTGCGTGCAGGCTCAGCTTCAGCCTCCTGGCTCTCTGCTCCCCGAACCGCCGGATCACCGCCGCCTTTACCCGCCGCTCATAGTTCCGCACGTCCTGCACGCAGTCCTCAAAGCTCTCCGGCCGGTATGCATCCTCGTAGGTCCCGGTCACATAAAAGCCGTCCTTGTCAAAGTTCGCCAGCACTTTGCGCTGGTATCTGCGCATGCTGGCGTTTTTGTTGCGTGCCTTCTGGCCCCGGCTGCTCTCCTTTTGCTTCCTGCCCCGCTGCCGGTGCTCCTGATCCGTCACCGCATAGATGCCCACGGTCCTGTACTCTCCGCACTCGTACTTTTTCTCCCGGATCCAGCTCTTCATGGCTCACCTCTTCTTTCGGGCAGCGCCCTTGTCCTTTTCTTTTTTTCGGTCCTCACCGTCGTAGAAATAACGGGTATACAAGCTCCCTCAAGCGCCCGCCCGGACGCTTATAAAAATAAAAGGTATATTATATACTTTGATAAAGGCTCCCGCCTGCCGCCAGCGTCTGGCAGCACCCGGCAAACTTTATGCCCGTCCCGTCGCCAAAGCCCTCCGGCGTAATTGCCGGAGGGCTTTTCCTGTTCATTTTCTTCTTCTGCTCCGCTGTCCCTTGTGGGCCATCCAGCCTTCTTTTTCGTAATCGCCCCGGTTCACCTTGTCCCGGTAGATTGCGTTTTTGGTGTACTCCTTCTCGGTTTTCAGCCGGCCTTTCCACTCCCGGTACTTTTCGCACCGGTCATGGCACGTCGGGGATCTCCCTGGGCAGTCCGGCTTGCAGCACCACTCGGTCATACCGGCACCTCCGGTTTCCCGGCCGCCGCCCAGTAGCCATAGCTCAGCTCTTTGCGGCCCCATTTCCGTGCCGCCGCATTGTAGCGGCACAGCGCATGTACATCTTCCTGCAGCGCATCCATCTCCGTCTTTTCCGGCTCTTTCGCACTCACGTTCTTCAGCTCCGAAAAGCCTTCCCGCTTCTTCCGGTCCGCTCCTTTCGGGATCCGGATCGGACGCTCCTCTTTCCGGCGCTCCACACACGTCACGCCCAGGCGCTTATTGTACCCGGCCCGGTGGGCATTCGGTGCGTCCTCTGCCCGGATAAAAAAGCCTTTTTCCACCAGCTCCACCGCGGTGCCTTCGCACACCACCCGGCCGTCGGCGTCCGTCATCCGGTACACCCACACCTTCCGGGTCGTCCCGCCGGGCGGCGCTATCTTTTTTGCCACCGGCCGGATCTCTTCCCGCTCCACCTTCCATTTTCGGGCCCGGATGCCCTTCAGGTGCTGCTTGGCCCACAGTCGGCTCACGTCATCGCTCCGTGAAAAAATGCCATCCGCTACCAGCTGTCCCGCCTTGCCTTTGTAGGCCAGCTCCCCGGTCTTTGCGTCGTACAGGCTGTAGATGTACTTCATCTGTCCCGCACCTCTCGCAGCTCTTCCCACGCATCCTTCCAGCACAGCCGCCCGAATACCTGCTCCGCTTTCCGCCGGGCTTCCGGGCCGTCCATCTCTCGCATCTGCTGGTTCTTGTACTGCTCAAACCCGACGCAGCATGCAGCAAAGTCCCGCACCTCCGGTACCTGCGAGCCGATTTTTGCTGCCAGCAGCCTGCAAAACCGCTTGCGCGTGATCTTTCTCTTGTCCTTGCTCATACTTTTCCTCCGTACAGTTCAAACTCCACGCCGTCCTCGGTGATCAGCGCCCCGCCGTCCAGGATCTCCGTGATCTGCCGCAGCCGCTCCACCGTGATTTTCCGTGTCCCGCCGGGCTCCGTCCACTTCTTCGCCGTCTGCGTTTTCACGCCCGTCCGCTCCGCCAGCTTCCACGCCGTCAGGCCCCGGTACTGCATTGCTTCCGTCAGTGTCATCTCGTCCGTCTCCTTTGCCAGCTGTCCGGTGTGCCGTACTGCAGCGCGGTCACTTTTTTCTGCCGTTCTTTGCCAATGCCAAATTTTTCGTTCAGGGCAATGGTCACGCATGCGTGGGTAAAATCACTGGCGTTGTTCTGCGCCAGCGTGATGCTGTCCTCCAGGCTCATCTTCTGTTTCACAGTCTCTTCACCGCCTTCCGGTATCTCTCATACAGCTGCATCCACTCGTCCAGGCTCAGGCTCTTGTCCACCGAGGCAGCCTCCAGCACCTTGTGTGCGTCGCTCTCCCTGCTGCGCGGGTCGTGCCAGTCCAGCTCTTCCAGCGCCGCGTCCAGCTTCTGCTCGTACTCCTGCTGTGTCATTCGTCCTGTACCTCTCCCTGCCGCGTCAGCAGCTCCGTCATAAAGGCCGCCTCTTTGCCCTCAAACCGCTGCATCGCCTTTGCCTCTCCGTTCAACAGATCCAGCAGCGTGCCCTCCATCATCTTCCCAAATTCTTTGCAGCACTGTCCGCGCAGCCGCTGCGGCACATCTCGCAGGCTGCTTGCCGCCATCCCGCAAAATCCCATCGTCATTACCTTCAGGACATCTTCCTCGCTGCATTCTTTTCCTTTTACGTTGGTCAGGACTTTTCCGCCCGGCACCGTCCTCACCGTGATCTCAATCGTACCCTTCATAGTTCTGCTCCTTTTCTCTTCACGGTTCCCCGTTGTCGTTCGCCCAGGCAAGCACCTGCGCTCTCGCTTCCGTCAGTGCTTCGCACAGCAGGTTCGCGGCGTCTTCGGCCATCCCGCTGGGCAGGTCGTTCACCACTGCAAGGGCTGCATCTGCGTCAATGCGGATCTGATCACAAAGCAGCGTGGCCCGCTCCCAGTCCTTTACAGTGTCTTTTTGCATTTGCCAAACTCCTCCACATGGTACACCCGGAAGTCGTCGCACTCCGGGTGCTGCTCCCGTGCCAGCTCCTGCGCTCTGGCTTTGGCCACGCCCTGGCTGCTGCCGCCCACCAGCAAGGCCGTCTGCAGCCGCAGCGGGTAGCCGTCCCGGCTCATCTCAATGTGCACACGGTAACGCATCCTGCTCACCCCACCTTCCGCTTTCCGGCTTTCACGGTGTTCTCCGGCTGCCGGTGCTCCCGGGGTCCGGCCTTTTCCTCCTGCTCCTGGGCCGCAAAGCCCAGCCGCATAAAAAGCACGGCCGCCAGCACCAGCACCATGGCCGTCACAAACTGCCCGTCCGTGATGGGTGCGCCCACCTGAGCGTTGCCTTCCAACCCCATGCCGCACAGCAGTCCGGCGCAAAGGCTCCCAGCTGCCAGCCAGTGCCATACTGTCGATTTGATTCGCATTGCAAAATACCTCCGTTTGCGTTATACTTCTGGTGATAGCGGCCCTTGTCAGATCGCTTTCACTCGGAGCCCACCGGTGTTCTCAGCACCGGCGGGCTTTTTCATTTTCTCCAGCGCGGCGTTCTTGTCAATGCGCCAGAGCTTGGGGCCCACCTTAGTGGCGGGCAGCATTCCCATCCGGCACATGCGCTGCACCGTCTTGGGGCACACGCCGATCAGTGCGGCGTACTCGGCCGGGGTCAGGTACGCGGGCAGCTGCCGCGCGTCCCAGACCTTTGCCCTTGTGGCTTTCCTTTTCATGGCTTTTGTCACTCCTCCTGTTCTTCCGCGATCTGCAGCACCCGCTGCAGCCACTCGGTCTTGCTTTTCACATCCATTGCCAGATACACATCCTCGTGGTCCGTCTCGTCCAGGTCGTGCACCAGCTGCTTGCACACCGCAAGCAGCTCGTCGCACATCGCCAGCCCGGCTTTTACCATCCATTTGCTGCTCAGCAGCATCGGCTTGCCGTCCCTTTCCGGGTGGTTCTGCTCCCGCAGCTCCTTTTCCGTCGGCACTCTCACCTCCGGCACCAGCCGCCCCGCCGGGGCATTGTTTCGGTCGGTCATCCTCTTCGCCTCCTTAGTCCGGGTTAAAGGTCTGGAACCGGTTGTCCTTGCGGCTCAGTTGCCGCACCTCCTCCGGGGTAAGGCCCGTGTCCTCGTACTGGCCCAGACGCTGCACCAGCTCGTCCTTTTTGGCAGTGCTCCAATACCCCTCCTTGATGCCGCTGCACCGGGGGGATGTCAGTCGTTCCATATGCCATCCTCCATATCAATCCCAAACTCCTCGCAGATGGTCTCGCACACCGGCTTTGCAAAGCCGATCAGCTCATCCCCGCGTGCAGCCGCCAGCACTGCCGTTCCCACGATGCCGCTCATATAGCCGTACTGGTACAGATTCATCGCCTTCCAGTTTACCGGCAGCTCCTGCAGCAGGCCTTCCTCGTTCACGATCAGCTTGATGCTGTCCACCGGCTCCCGGGCCCAGCCTGGTTCCAGGCAGCTGTCTGCTGTCTCGATCAGGCCGCCCACCAGCTGCTGGAGCGTCTCCAGCTTGCAGGTGTCTCCGTCGTCGCACCGGATCAGGCGGCCCGTGCCGTCTGCTCGGATCAGGATCATGTATCGTTCCATCTTCATACGCTCCTTGTTCTGTCTCCCTTCTTTGTGCTACAATCAGCAAAAAGAAAGGATGTGTTTTGCTTGTTTTCCTTTGATTCTCAGACCATCGCCGCTATCACTTCGATCACCGCTCTGGTCTCCTGCCTTGCCGCCCTGCTCAACGTGGTCATCACATGGCTCGCAGCGCGTTTCAACAGCCGTGCAGCTTATCGGCTGGAAGCCTCCAAACTTTACTTCAGCGCCCAGTCCGACGCTTTTGCAAAATTCATGGCGGCCGCTGCGGCCTTCCGTGCCGACCCTTCCGCCGAAAACTCTCTGCTTCTCAACAGCGCCCTGTCTTGCGCTGTGCTCTATTGCACCGAACCTTCCCGCGAGGCTCTCAGCCTTTACGGTCAGGCTCTTGTCGAACTTGCGCACGACCGTTCGGATCCGTCTGTCACCCGGCTCACCCATGCGCAGGTCTCCGCCCAGATCGCTATGCAGCAGGAGTTGTCAGCGCTGCGAACCATAAAGCTGAAATAATGGCCGCTGCCAGAGCGCACAGCACATAAGCGATCATCGCCATGTTCCAGCTCTTTTCAACGCAGCTTGCCAGCATCAGCCCCATGCTCACCAGCAGCAGCAAAAATTCCAGAATGAACCCCGCCACCATCCTCTTCACCTCCTTCCGTCCTCCAAAGCTCCCCCTCTCGGGGGAGCTGGCGGATGATCCGCAGCGTGTTGTACTTCATCTTGTTTTCCTCCTTATTTTTCATCCCACAGGTCCAGCCCGGTAACTGCCAGCAGTACGCCAAAAAGCACCATTGGCGGCCAGTCCATCCACCATCCTACGTTAAACACCACTGTCCCGATGGCTTCGATCAGCAGTGCCCACAACATCCTGCGGTTCATGCGCTCTTTTCCGGACCCGGCTTTTCCGCTGGTTCCTCGTCCCTGCTCTCTGCCAGCACCAGGGCACCCTCGATGATGTACCCGATCCGCTCCTGGGTCTTAGGGGGCAGCTTGGCCAGCTGCTCCAACATTTCCCGGCTTTTCTTCTCTTTTTCGCTCATGCCGTTACCTCCTTTGTAGTCCGTTTGATCCGTTCACGGTTTAAAATCTGTCTCTACAAGTTCAGATTGTGAACCTCACAATGCCATTATAGTTTATCCTCATAACTTTGTCAAGGATTATATTTCATTTGCAGTTGATTTTCTAAACTTTCATGTTATAATGGAATCAGACCAAAAGAAAGGAGGTAAATCTCATGTCTGAAATTTGCGACCGCATCAAGGAAGTCCGCAAGGCGAATAACCTTACCATGGAGCAGTTCGGCAAAAGGATCGGGTTAAGTAAATCTGCTATCAGCCTGATTGAAAAAGGGACCAACGGCACCACGGACCAGACCATCCAGTCTATCTGCCGGGAGTTCGGGATCTCCGAATCCTGGCTCCGCACCGGGGACGGCCCCATGCTGGATGATACCGCTGATTCCATCCTGGACCGCCTGGCTGCCGAGTATCACCTGGACGACCGAAAGTGTGCCATCCTCACGGCCTTCCTGAAGCTCAGTTCCGCTGACCAGGACGCTGTGCTCCGCTACATCTCCGGTGTAGCCGCTGAGCTCAGTGCCCAAAAGCCCGACCCTCTGGACATCGACGCCGAGGTAGAGGCCTACCGCCAGGAGCTCCTGGCTCAGAAAAAAGCGGAGGCCGATGCATCAGCATCCGCTGGCTCCGCCAACGCAGTGTAAAGTAAATGTAAAAAGGCTCCTGTGCATTGCTGCACAGAAGCCTTTTTACGTTGCATAAGCAACAAAACGATTTTTCTATTGATTTTTTGGTGAAGTTGTCATTTGAATATTCTTTCTCAATCATCTACACTTATGAAGAATATGGAGATGATTGTATGAAAATTGAAAAGGCACCCTCTAACATTCGTGCCTTTGCTGCATGCCTTTGGATAATTCCCGCAATATTTCTATCATACCTATTTCAGAACAGATTTGAACTATTCTTTTTAGAGCCAATCTATGTCGCTGCTTTGATCGGTAGTTTTATCAGTGATTTTTCAGATTTTTCAAACAAAATCATCCCAAGAATTGTCGCCGCTATTCCGTGTGCCATAAATTCTTATTATTTTCTCTTACATTTTCAATTTAAATTTCCTACACTATCATTCTCTGAAATTCTAATACTTTTGCTGCTTTCTGTTCCAATCGCATTTACCGCCTTAATTATTGGCAGCATCATTGGATTGATTCTTCAAACCCCCATAGTTTTAATTTCGATGCTCTTTTCATTCATTGCCGATGTTATCTATACTTTTTTGAAACGAGCAAGCCTAATTTTAACCTTTTTTACAATATTTATCATAAGTTGTTCTTTATTCTTAACTTGTGCGGCTCTTCCTGAAAATTTCTCACTTTCTCCCCTTCCGCCTATATCCATTGAATCACAAGAAAAATCCGAAGAAGTCGAAACTGTTTACATATCCACTTATGGTAAATGCTATCACAGCAACCCTGATTGCAGCGGTATGAAGTACGCAAGATCAGTCACCCTCGAGGCAGCTCAGAAGACTGGCCGCCGGGCTTGTTCAAAGTGCTACAGAAAGAAGCATTGATAGTGCTCCTTGTTTTATAAACGCACAGACCCCTCCAGCCGTTTCCAGCCGGAGGGCAAAGCAAAAGCCCCCTCAGCTGTTCCCAGCCGAGGGTAAAACAAAAGCCCGCCGGGCGCAAAAGAAGCATAAAAAATAAAGCCCCTGACACAACGTGTCAGAGACTTGAAAGGATCTTATGTTTGGTTTCAGGCATTCAAAAGAGCCGCCGTATCTTCCCAGGGAAGTCGAGCCCGGCAACATCGAAAGCTATATCCAAAACCGTCTGGATGACCAGATCATGTGGTACGATCAGAAGGCGCAGCAGGCGCAGAATACTTATAAGCGGATGCAGTTTTTTGAGCTGATCGTTGCCGCTGCCATTCCTCTGCTGGCCAATTATACCGTCAGCTGTCCCGCCATTGCCTTCATCGTCGGGCTTCTGGGTGCCATCGTCACCGTGATCGAGGGCACCGAACGCCTTGGCCGCTATCACGAAAACTGGATTGAGTACCGTTCCGCCTGCGAAACGCTCAAGCACGAGAAAAATCTTTACCTCATGGGCGCGTTCCCCTACGGCACCGACGAAACCGCCGAGCAGCTCTTCGTGCACAACATCGAAAATCTGCTTTCTTCTGAGGGCAACAAGTGGAAGTCCTCAAATTCCGCAGTGCTTTCCCCAAAGGAAAAATCTCAGTCCGGCACCGGCTCATAGGTTTTTTCAAAGATATCCGGCTTGCACGGATAACGTTCTCCGTTTACGCCCGTGATGATCCAGTCTCCCGGTTCCGCATGCATCACACCTTCCAGTGTTTCAATGTTCATTTCCCGGTCGGTTTGGTATGCATCTACGACCACCGGCTTTTTTCTGAATTTCATAAGCTTCTCCCCATCAGAAAGGACGTTTCAATGCCTGCTTTATACCCTTATCGCATTTTCATCAGCCACGCATGGAAATACGGCGATGAATACAGCCGCATCGTCTCCATGCTGGACAATGCGCCTTACTTTTCTTACTACAATTACTCTGCCCCGCAGGAAAAGCCCCTGCAGCTTTCCTCTGCCTGCGCCACCGATGCCGAGATCGGCCGTGCCATCACCGCAAAGATCAAAAACGCGCAGGTCGTTCTCGTGATCGGCGGTATGTACAACTTGTATCACAAATGGATGCAGTACGAAGCAGACGAAGCCCTGCGCATGGGCAAGCCCATCATCGCTATCATGCCCCGCGGCGGAGTTTATATGCCCGTCGAGCTTCAGGCAAAGGCGACCACACAGGTCGGCTGGAGCTCCGTTTCTATTGTAAATGCAATTCGTGCTCTTGCCTGATCTCATTTTATCATTTTCAGATTTCTCCTGCAAGCAGCACGGCGCTTAGCCAAAACAAAAGCCCGCCGGGCGTTTCCGGTGGGCTTTATCTGAAGCTCTTATTTCAAAACGAACTGTACCGCAACCGACAATGCAAAGGCAATGCCGGACGCCCACCAGATCATCTTGTGGTTCTTTCCTTCCGGCAGGATCGCGTTGATCAGGCCGATCAGAAATGCGATGGCACCCACCGTTGCAAAGTTGAAGGTCAGCAGCGTTGCCATTGCTGCATTTGCCGCTGCCAGCGATAGATTGACGTTGATCAGGCTGAAGATACCAATAAAGATGCCCATGATGGAAAGCACATTTCCATACACGTTCTTCTCAATATTCTTCACCGTGTCCACTTTCTTTTCCAGATCCGTCACGTCATCCGCCAGCGTGCCGCGGTATGTGCTCATGCCCACAAAGGCATCTTCATTCTGGAATGCGCCGTTGTACGGTTTCTCCACCGGCTCTTCCAACTGGATGAACACCAGATAACCGATGCCCTTCTCGCTGTCCAGATGGATCACCTGTTTCGTGGCATTCGTTACCCGGAAAAACACCTTTGATTTGTGTCCCGGCTGATAGATCGGCGCGGTCAGGCTCAGCCCCTGCCGGATGCGGCTGTTGCGCAGCTGCACGGCTGCTGCCATGTCATTCGGCAGATCAAGCGTCTCTGTCGTTCTTACAAACACCGTATCGCCCGGTGCCAGATCCACTTCTTTCTTGGACGTATTGGTGTCCAGAAAAAAGCAGTCGGTTCTCAGGTCGTAGCCAATGTTTGTCACCTGTTCTTCATCAAACGGTTCGATCATGGAAGCGCCCTGCTTGAAAAGCTTCTTGTCGATCAAAAGCATAGAACCACCTCCTTGTTGTATGCTACTAATAAAGCACAGTTCCGGCCTGATTTCAAGGGGTTGCTGTAAAAAAGCAAAAGCCCCCTCAGCTGTTCCCAGCCGAGGGGGCCTCTGCCAACCGCTCAAACCCGTCAAAAGAAAAGTAGGAGGTATCATGCAGAGCACGGGGCTGCACCCGCCGCTCCGTTTGTAGTATAAGCTGTTTTGGCGTTTCGCGCAACCCGTCAAAAAAAGAGTGCCCGGCAGTGGTACGATGCACCGCCGGGCTGTAACAAGGAGTAAAATACGAATTCCACTCGTCGCGCCTGCCTCTGTATTGTAGCATGCTTTAGGCAGACGCGCAACCTGTATACCTGGAGGTGTGCAAAGCATAAAAAAACGGACAAATACCGCCGTCCGGATCAAAAAACTCAATCAGACGAACCGCCGAGGAATCCTCGGCGGTTGAATAAACAAAAACGCCCCGGTGCTGCCAACACCGAGGGCAGAAGGGAAGTGCACAGAATGGCAGCCAACAAAAAAGGAACAGACGGCCGCTACCGCTACCGGGTCAACATCGGCAAGGATGCCGACGGGAAGCCAAAATATAAGAACTTCTACGGCACGACGGCCCGCGAGGCCCGTGCCGCTGCGGAAGCCTACCGTATCTCCCTCGGCAAGGGCGCAGATCCGTCCCAGATGGACGCCACCCTTGCCACCCTGTATGACAACCTTATTGCGGCCAAGCGGGCAAAGGGCATCGGCCAGAAGAGCCTTGACCGCTACGAGGACAACAAAAATCACTGGGGCCCATTGCTGAACCGGCCTGCTGCATCCCTGCGCAGTGCCGACTTCCAACAGGTGCTCAATGCCTTGGCCGACTGGCACGATGGCCAGCCCCCGCTGTCCCACTATACGCTGTCCAACCTGCGCAGCAGTGCAAAGGCCGTCTACGACCTTGCGATCCCGGAGGTGGTACAGTACAACCCCATCCCTAAGACCACCTGCCCGGCAGGCACACCGCCGGAAGTCCGCGAGCCCATCACCGAGGAACAGCAGCGCTGGATCCGTGAGACACCCCACAAGGCCCAGCGCGCCGCCATGCTGATGCTTTACTCCGGCCTGCGCCGCAGTGAGGCCACAGCCCTGACCTGGGCAGACGTAGACCTGCAGGACGCAACGATCACGGTAAACAACGGCTATGACTTCCGTGCCAAGCGCAGCAAGGCCCCCAAGACCGCCGCCGGTGTCCGTGTGGTCAACATCCCGAAGGTGCTGGTGGACTATCTCCGGACGCAGCAGGACGGCTGCCTGTATGTGCTGCACAACGACAAAGGCAAGCGCATGACCGAGCAGGGCTGGAAGCGGCTGTGGCAAAGCTATATGTGTGACCTGAACATCAAGTACGGGCATCAGGGGGCCGTAAACAAGCACGACCCCGCCGGTGTGCCGATGGTCATCGACACCTTCACCCCGCACCAGCTGCGCCACACCTTCTGCACCCTGATGTACTTTGCCGGTGTGGACGTCATGACCGCCCGCGATCAGATGGGCCACAAGGACATCAGCGTCACCCTCGGCATCTATACGTCGCTGGATAAAAAGTTCAAGAAAAAGAAAATCAACCGGCTGGATTCCTACCTGAAAAAGACATGCTGA